GGCCACTAGCATAACACACATGGTGTTGTACCGTCCACTGCTTCGCTAGCATCTTACCAAAAGCATACATCCATGGCCCCAAAATGGCATTCGCCAAATCGGTGGTGCCTTGGATGACCCGAGGGTCGAAATCCTCCACACCCAAAACCGAAGACTTCAACAATTTCTCACGTTTTATGAAAGTCTTTCGGATGCATGCCTTGCGTACTGTGTCCTTGCTCGGGCATGCCTCAAATGCAGCCAAAGCAAGTGACTGTGCTTTCTGTCTGTTCTTAGGGAACCGACTATTCCACATTTCGAAGCTAACTGGTCGCACAACACGTTTCGGAACCAGTTCTACATCCAACAAGTGTGCTATATCATCCCACTGTTCAGGGGCAGTGGGCTCTGTTGGTTGCAACGCGCGGTGTATGATGGCTCTTTCCTCATTTTGAGGGGAGTCAACACTGACCACAGGTAGGCAACATGCCAAGCCGACCCCGCACAACTGAGCACCCCTATCCCGGATCCGACTCCATGAATAGGAGAACTTGAATGTTGCGCCTCGACCTGGCAGTAAACTTGCTGGATAGCTCTCGTGACCCGGCAGGGTACAGACACCAATGGGTCCGCCCCGTACCAAGCTTCCGTAATCCCTAGTGTGAATAGCTTTTAAATCTCTCCACACATTGGGCACGTAGGCTGACACAGTGGTCACGAGAGCATACACGATCCCCAGAACCCATCGTAAATGAATGGGCTTGAAGCTGAGCACTGAAGAGTGGGCATGACCCTTTGTGTCAATTGCATTGCTGACCTGATTGAGGACTGCCACCTCATGATCCAAGTCAGCAATGAAGCCCAGAGCGGTGGCGAGTAGAATGACCTGTGGTTTATCATGAACACCCACACTGTCATCCTTCATCACATGGTCCTTGACTTTCCGCAATACAACCTGAAAATTATCAGCTGATCGTGGTAGGCAAAGACTAGCTACTCTGGCAAATGAAACATGTCTCTTCGGTACACAAACCCTAGAGGACCCTGTATTCACCACAACTACAGCGCCCCAAGGCAAAGCCCAGAAGCGCACCATATCGATTTCCTGGTAACACTGCTCCCTATCTATCTGGATAGGGTCAGATCCATACACTGACTTGTCTGTCAACATTCTGGCAACAGGCACGACATCGGTTGGAATCGGGGCCTTAGTCTTAATGAATCGATATATAAGGCTTGATCCTACCGTTTTAATGTAATACCACGTCATGCCTTTGCCCTCACACCAGTAGCTGTTGTTTTCCCTCATCCAGCCTAAGGCCGAATGATGGTACGCAATGCTACTTCCACGGACAGTCATAGAAACGTTACCGTCAGGCATTATTTCATACTGTGCTTCCCCGTGGATGTCACCGGTGGGGTCAGTGAAATCATGGATGGCTGCAAC